CCCGATGAAGATAAGGGAGGAACTGCTTTTGGTAGGTGTTAAAGATACTGACGCATGTTTGAGGTGGGCTCTTGGCGAAGGTTATGGAAGTAAGAATATGTCTGAGACTGATGAGTTGTGGAATGCTAGACATGGTGATATATTTATTATGTACGGATGTGACTTAGTGTCTGAGTCTACGAGAAAGATGGGGAGAGCGTATGTGAAGGAGGTACAAGATGAACTTCATAAGTGAGACAGTGGTGTATATTTTAAGTATACCCGTAATGTTTGCTTGGATTTTGGTTGTTGGTGTGGTGGGGATGGTTGTAGTTGGAGTGGTTATGAGTATATTTAGTAAGTTCAATAATTGAAATTACCAACTAATTGTAGGGGAAGGAGGCTACATAATGGATAAGAGCGACCAATCATTTGAAGAAAGAATGAATACAATATATTAATGGATAAGAGCGACCAATCATTTGAAGAAAGAATGAATACAATATATGATGAACTCTGGCAGATGCAAGAGGAGACAGCATTAGGAGTTGAAGACCGAGAAGGATTGGTAAAGGTGATTAACTTAATAGATAATGTGTTGGGGAGGTAGTTATGGATAAGAGCCACAGGGAGTATCATAACACGCACGCATAGATAGAGAGCCTTCAAAAAGCATTTAACTATCGTATAGACCAGGTATCAGACCTCCAAGCAGAGGTGGAGAGGTTGAAGAAAACACAAGAGAATCCTCTCTATTCAGCTCTTTGTAAGCAGTTAATATCTCGCATTATGGAAGCAGAATCTAATTGTGAACCGCCTTCGGATATAGACCTTCGTCTTGCGTCTATTATACACGAAAGAAACAAACTCCAAGCCGACCTCTTGAAGGCTAAAGAGGAGATAGAAGAATTATTATCCCACTACAATCATGATGTTAAGGAAGCATATAACCAAGGTAAGTTGAGGAGTACGGAATGAAAGGTTATAGGTAACCCCATGACTTCAACTTCTTCTCATCCTTCACCACACGGTCTCCGATGTCAGTACGGTACTGAACATCCTTAACAATTATGTTGTTAACAGTGCGATACACGCGTCTCCTACACTCCACTACATCTCTCCCTCTAGCCGTTACAACAAGAGGAACCCCAGATGCACCTGCACTCACCAATTCCCCGCCCTCCCTCATGATGTCACTCCACCACACGTGTTTCTCATTACTGCTGTTAACGCCACTCACTTTAACTCCCTCAACTAAGTCGGTGTGAGGGTAAGGAGGGATACTTAAACGAACAGAGATGGCGTAGTCGGATGTGAACTCCCCATCATCCTTCCCACTATTCACCACACTATGCAATAGTTCGGTTATAGAACCCTTATGTATCACCAACAACGCTTGAATGTTGTCGTAGTTAAACCCAACCGTAAACTTTAACCCATACAACTTCCCTTCCGTCACAAACATATCCAAACTGATAGGACCTCTGTAGGTAGTCTTCTTAAGGAGTCTCTCCATCCTTCCCACTCCCTCCTTCACCAACTTCGACTTGTAGGGTATCATCTTAACTACAGTACCTGCACATCCCACATTCGGTCCTATACTGTCGTTCATGAAGCGTGCGTCGGTGAAACTCACACTGTGTATGGTGGAGTGAAGTCCATTCCACCACATCTCACATCCCACTTCCACACCCTCACTCTTAAGTTGGGGAGAAGGGAGAGGTAGTATACCAACCTGTTTCATCAACTTCCTTCCATAGTCTCTATCTAACTCTGCCACATCAGCCCATCTACACCCACCTAGAATGGGAGTGCCGTTACTCCTTATGGTATCTGCCACCCTCCCTAATCCTGTGGAGTCGAAGATGACGAAGTCGGGGGATACTTTGGAGAGAAGTTGATTGAGGTTGGTTTGGACTGGGTGACCACCTTTGTTGATTATTGGAAGGTTGAGGTTAGGTTTGTCAACTACACCATTCCCAACTCTTCTCGCCTTTTCATCTACGATGAAGAAGAAGGTGGAGTGACCTTCCTCTTGCACTCTTTGAGCGAGGGGGAGGGAGTTACCTAGTTTTGATATAAATAGTATCTTCATTAAAACTTCTCCCACATAGGCGCGTTCTGTCTGACATCGTAGAGTATAACCTTCCATAGTTCATCATCTTCTAATGCTCTCCTAACATCATTCCCAGCTAGAAGTTGAGGGATTAGAGGTAGAGACCTTAAACTTAACAGTCCATCTTGTATCTTCCTTGCCACTCCAGTTTCCGCTCCAAACCCTGTGTATGCTGTAGACCTAAACTTCCCGCCACTAGCAACACTAGCTAACGTACCTAATCCTACCACACCTAAGTACCTAACCATCTTATGTCTATGTCCCTCTCGTGACCATGCTATATCTAACTCCACCTTATTGATGGGCCAGGTAGTGAACATCGATGCCCACTTCCCTGCACTTGCTGACATTCCCCACAAATTCGATATCGGTCCTCTATTACCTTTGGTGTACATGTACTGCGTTAAAGCTGCTACACTATCACCCCTTTTTACCGCATTCTTAAACAAGTTAGTACCTGACTTAACCACCTTTCCACCCGTCACTTCATAGAAACCTGCAAGGAAGGCATCCTCTACATTTATCCTATCCGCTTTACGGAACATGAAGAATGCGTTATTCCTTAGTGTCTCTAACGTATCACTTGTGAGACCGTAAGGGACTTCAGGTGCAAACCCCAACTCCCTCGTCTTCAACACATCCGAGTGTTGAAGGAGGGCTCTAGCTTCCGCACTGTTTCGGGTAGTGACTGCCTTCCAGAGGGGTTTAGTACCTACCTCTCCAAGGATGAGAGAGTGCTGTCCCAAGTTACGAAGGGCTAGTTTAGGTCTCCATCCCATAGCTCCCGTATATGAGAGAGTTCTCCATATCCCACTTACCCTCTCCAAATTACCAAGGTAAGCATTTAGAGGGGAGGGAAGGTTTTTAACACTATCCTTGATGAAACCATCAATCTTACCTGGTCTCCCCGAATACCTATCAGCCCAACCTCTCACATTCTGTTTAATACCCTTCAAGTCGATAGGACTTTGCTTACCTTGTTTATAATTAACATTCATCTCCTTCGTTAACCACTTTGTAATCCTGTTGGCATGACGTAAGGAGTCATCACTTACATAGTCAGCTGCACGGTAACCATATGCGTCGAGTGCTGCCCATATATTCTCTCGATAACCCTTTGCACCTCTCCTAGCCTTGAGGAATGGTTGGTTTGCTTGTTTAGGTGGTATGAACTCCATGATGTCGGCTAAGTAGTCAGGAAAGGGATACTTCTCTTTATTAGTAGCGTTACGAAGCTGGTCGAAGATGTGGGTTATGTAATTTCCCTTCACAGGTTTAATCGGCTCCAACCCATACTTCGCTCTATGCCTATTTTGCAACTCCAACATGATGTCTGTATACCTCCCTATCTGCTTCGACGCCTTCAGGTGTTTAGTATACTCAGGATGGTTTTTAGCCATCGTTGATAAATCAAGTTTCCCATCCCTAGCGAGAAACATCATACGAGCAGTTTCAGGGTTCATCCCCACCAGCTTCTTCCATGTGTTAGTTAATTGTCGTTGCTTAAGCATCATCACGTTATACTTAACATCCCCCTTGAATACGTTGCTTGTAAGTCCTTCATCAAACATCCCTCCAAAGCCCATATGTTCCATCGACTGATACCCTAATCTGAAGAAGTTGTGCCACATACTTAAATGCTTACCTTGAACGCTTCCAGGACGTGAAGGGGGACGGGTGATGAACTGACGGGAGGGAGGGAGAGGTGTATTCTCCGGCTTGATATGCTCATTTAAATTATAGAGTTGAGCATCTGTGAGGTCAGCTATCCTCTTCCCTTTAAGTTCTTCCATTAAGTTACTTATCTTATCATTGCGGAGAGGGAAGTTAGGGTCCTTCCTTATCTCTTTTAACCTAGTACTAACATTCTTGAGGGTTGCCTTCTTCCACCCCTTCCACACAGGGGTGTACTGCTTCTTCCCTGCATCCACAACCGACGCGTAAGGTTCTCCCTCTTGCCTCATCATCGTCTCTAGTTCATTAAGTAGACCTTCCCCTTGTTTGAGTAGTTGTTCTTGTCCTACTTTATTAGTAATCCCCTTCTCAATCGTCTTCCTTATAGCGTCCTCACTCTTAATCATCTCCCTTGTTCCATGAATGCCAGAGTATGCACCAAACCCATATTGAAACACTTGTTCTTCAAGGGTTGCCTCTTGCAAGGTAGATGGCAAGCCGTAGAAGATGGATGAGGAAACCATTCGTGCAACTCGATTAGGTATGTAACCAAGACTACCCAATCCAGCGCCAAACATAAACCCTCCACCAAACGACTTCACCCTCTCACCAGGTTGTACCATCCCTTCCTTGTATGCATCTTCAGGTATCATCAATAAGTCAGCCGTACCTAAGACAGCGCCTGAGCGAAGGAGGGGTTTAAGTAATTTCTGAGCACGACTGGATGCATTGATTGGAGCGAATATAGCATTAAGACCAGGGAAGTTAGTGAGTATCTTCTTGCTTACCTCAATAGGGGATTGGATGAAGCCAGCAAGGGTACCTGCTCCAGCAGCCACTGCTTCCGCTCCAGAGGTAGGTCGTGTTTGGTCGAAACCTAACTTATTAAGGATGAAGTTCTGAGCACCAAACGACGCCATATTACCATAACCTAACACCGCTTGTTGTCCAATCCTCCCTTTATCCTCTGGTATACCCACTAGGTTGATGAAGGCTTCATCCGCATTTAACCCTACCCCAATACTCTTCTTAAACTCAATTAAGTCTATTTTATGGTAGAGTCTTTGCTTCCTCTTCTTCACATCACTTAAGACGTCATTGTATTCTGGATATTTAATTGTGACTGCATCCATGAATGCTTCATCATCCATGTCGTCGTACATATCGAACTTCTTCCTCAAATTTCTAACAACCGGATGGGGGTCACTCACTATATTAACCTTCTCTCTAGCTTCACTCTCATCTAGATTAGTCCTGTAGTAATAGTCAGCTCCCGCTCTTCCTACGTCGGATTGAGTCTCCACTTCTTGACGATAAGTGTATTGAGGAAGGACACGACGGGGGTCGAACTTACTGACATATCGTCCGGCATCCTTTGGTTTATACTTCTCAATATAAGACTCTTCAGCCATTATCTTCTCCCTCTAGCGTTGAGTGGGTCACTCTCCATCCCTCGGAATGTGGCACCCCTAAACTGTTCCTTCCTCAACCTCTCCATCTTCTCCTTCTCGCTCTCACGCCAAGGTACTATATCCGCCATACTCCAAGGTGTTCCCTTAACATCTGCTGCAGTTATCTTAGGAGGTTTATCAGGCTTAATATAAACACTAGCCTTCTTCTTCGTCTCTTCCATAGTCAAACCAGGTAGAGGTTCCCCTTTCATTACAGCTTCTTGAGCGGCTTCCTTAAAGTCTACCTCTCCATGTAAACCGGTGGGGAGAGGCCATTTAAGGTCTTCAAACAACGCCTTTATCTCTCCCTTGTTAATGAATTCCTCAGCTGCCTCAGGTCTTAGAGTTTTAGCGACTGATATAACCATGTTCGCTGCATCCCTCTTCTTCTCGTAGTCTATGGTTTCAAGCTGCTTCTTAAGTTGTTGCTCCTGTATCCCTATACGCTTCTCTTCCCTAGCCTCAACTCCTCTTGTAACCCTTCTCTTCTCAGCTCCCGCCATTCCAGCAGTAAAGCCTTCTGTCCCCTTCTCCATAGCTCTCCCTAACGATGATATGTTATTATCGTCTCTTGGCATACTACCTAACCACTGCATACCAGGCATTGTTACACCTCCTTTTTAGTAAGTTCAATAATTGAAATTACCAATCAAACTACACCGCAGCCCCAATCGCTGCTCCCGCAGCTTTCGCTCCCACATCCATAAATTGAAAGAACGGACTTGGCTGTCCTGGCTGATAGTAACCCATCTGAGTTTGTTCACCTAAATACTGCATAGCCAAGTTTAAGATGGGGTTAAGTTCGGGAGTTGTTCTAACGAATTCCTGAATTTGTGCATTTAGGTCTTGCTGCTCAATCAACCTGGGTAGTGAAGCAGCTTGCATATAACCAGGTAATGCTTGTCTGGCAGCTTGTCTCTCACCCATTACCGCTTCTCCAATCCTACCTAGTTGACCAGCCCCAAACTGTTCCCATGCACCACTCACTCTACCTTCAGTCCCCGTCCCTCTTAGTGTACCTCCAGGAACTCCTGCCTCCCTTATCTCTGGTATCACCTCTTGCCTCATATACCTCTTCTCCTGTGGCGCCATATACTTCATATACCAATCATGTACCGCCTTAGGGTCCATTCCTTCCACAGCTTCTCTATACTTCCCAATCCCCCATTCCTCACCTTCTCCCATAGGGGCGGTCCAATCACCTTCCCAAGCTGGTAGTCCCTCTCCTATACGGGATTGAATAAAGGAACCCATATCTCCCATAACAGCTTGTTGTTGTGGACTCATTGTGGGACCTGTCTTTATCTCTCCCTCTTTCTCCTCAAACCACTCATCTGGTAAAGGCCAATTCCACCATGCCATTTTTACACCTCCTTATTTACAACCACCAACCTCTAATGTATAAACTGAGTGTTGTCCATGCTTCGTCATCCGCGTTGTATTCTATTACACGACTACCATCTAACTTAACGATTGAAGAGCGATGTCTAGTAACATTAGCTCTAATCGTCTCCATCCCTCCATGATTTACTTCGTTAGTATTACCATTCTCCCTAAACTTTATTGCCCAGTCAACTCCACCACCATTAAGGTGACCAAGAATAAAGACCGCTTTAGCTCCCACTTCCACGATGGAGGATAAATCTAAATCATGCCAAGCACCGTTAGTAGTCAAATCACCTACATCATAATCATATGCAGCTCCATCACCCCTATCATGAAAGCCGAAGTCAGTACCAGCACGCTTATACACCCTTGTAAACATCTCTTCCAACGAGATGTTTAACCTCCTTTGATAGTCCTCCAACTCAATCCTTAAGTCTTCTTCACTCAATCCCACAAGTTCTGGAACAGGTGGGAGGTCAACATTAAAAGCTTCCATTACTTCACCCCTCTATCACTCGCTTCTATGTATCCTATCTCTAACTGTCTAGCACTAAACTCTTCACTCACATTGCCATTACGTATTTTGAAGCGTATTTGAGGCGAGGTTGCTTCAAAGTCATAGTTGTACTTTTTCCACTCATCTGTTAAAGTAAATATCTTAGCTTCAGACCAACTTACCCCTAAGTCTAAACTATACCTGATGTACAACTTATCCCCTTTAGCCTCAAAGGTGAGCTCCATCCAATTGGTGGTCGTCCTCCTATACCCATCACCCGTCACGAAGTCTTTAGTTTCAAAATATCCATCAATTGCACTTCCCGCCAAGTTTAACTCCGTCTCATCCCCATATGTAACCACTCCACTAGCTCCACCATATAAGTCGATGGGTGCGAGAGCTTGAAGTATTAAACTATCCCACCTTATACTCTGGTTATTCCAAGTGTCGGTCGCGCCACTCCCTATAGATGCCCAAGTATCCGCACTCGCTCTTGTGTAGTGACCAGAACTTGTATGTGCTCTAGTCCCTCTCGACCAACTTTTTGTCTTTAAATTAAGGGAGAAGTAGATGTTGGGTAAGGTGTTACCAGAGGTGGGGACGTATAACCGTAACTCGTCCTTCACTCCATTATACACCATAAAGGAACGACCTATGTATTGAGCGTCAATGATGCTGAACAGTTCCTTCTTTATATTCCATCCAATAGGGATTGCTTCCTTCCCACCTTTATATTCATAAACATCATCCCATCCAAGGAAGATATGTCTATTTCCTAAGTTAACAATAGCGCGTTCCGCTGCCAACCCTATACCACTTACTCTAGTGTAGAAGGCGAAGGGGTCATCAACCACTCCAACATAATCTTGGAGAACAATCGTACGCTCACCGTAGATAACCATATAATTCCCTAGTTTCTCTGCCGTCTGAATGTGGTCGGTACCCATTGTTGACTCAAGGTCGGTGTTCCCCGAACCCGGGTCTGTCCAATCTTCCGCTACAGGTGTAACCGCTGTAATCCCTCCTACCTCTGTCCACTGTACCCTCTGTGGATAGGTACTAGTAACTCCATACAAACACAGTCGTTCCCCAAACCTCCTTATACACTTCGCTGCCAGTGTACAACCAGCATATAGGATGGCTGTAGTTGCGGTCGACATATCCCAGAACATGAGGGGAACTATGTTGTTACTATACACATAAAGGTCATTCATCACTTCGGAAGTAATTATATCATCTTCATCTCCCGTAGTTTCAATGGTGACCATCACATCATCTATATGCACCACTTGAGCTCCATTGTCTACTTTCACATATAACGCCACAGACTCAACAGTAGTTAAATCTCCAGGAGTTGTCATCTTAATACTAACTTCCTTCCACACCTCTGCAGTTAAAGCAGGGACGTTAAAGCGTCCACCATCACTTCCCCCAACTGGAGTACCTCCAGCTGTTGTATCTCCAAGAATGATTTGCAAGTCATTCGCGTCTGTAGCTATATCACTCTTAATGAAAAAATGTAGATGTGTTGCGGCGGTAAAGTCGTCTGAAGCAAAGTCTTCATAAGCAGCTACCCCAGTTGTGAAAGCTGCCTCTATCGTTACCTTAGAAGAATACGTCCCCTTCCTCGGTGTTGTTGCATCTATATTCGTCAGCGTTTGGTAACGCGTATCATCCGTGATAGCGTAAGTGATGTAATCCCAGTGTGCTACTCCACCTGTATTTGCTACCTCTGATATATCGCCCCACCTCAAGTCCTTGTTAGCATCAACAGCATCAAGTGTTCCCTCCACGCGTAGAGTTCCATCTACGTAAACCTTAAGTGAAGTTGTCTTAACTACTATCTCATAAACATGGTATGCATCTGTAGTATCCATTGCATATGATTGTGTAGCTTCAGAGATGTAAGTGGAGCCAACTTCTATCTTATCATTAGCGATAACAAGAATGCATGTATACCCTCCATCTCTAAATCTTATAGCATGACACCAACTAGTTCCACTACTCACAACTTTCATCCTAAACTTTATAACATACCCATTTGCACTACTCACACTATCTTCCCATGGCGTACCCACAGCTGCATGCTCAAAATGTATACTATCAGTAGCTGCGATGGAAGAACTTGAAAGAGTTAATCTATACCCATTAAGACAATCAGTATCAGCTTCTCTAGTAGCCACTCCCGTTCCAGTTGCAGTATCAATCCATGGATATTCCTCTAATGCGTTATCTGGTGCATACAACAACATAGATGTATTCACATCCCAAGGACTCCATCTATCCTCGCAGTTCTCCACTATCTCCCCTCTAGTTATATTCTCCAACAGCTTAGTGGTGGCATTGTACCCATATACATTTGTAGTTGTATGCACCACCAACTTCTCAGTACCCGACATTAGGTAGTAGTGATACATACTCATAACAGTGTCGAGGATGGGGACGGTATCTGTGCCTGCGAAGTACTTCGTCCCCTTTGTCTTCGATATCTCGCTGTTACGAAAGTCTACCTCATGACATTTCGGTGTAAAAGTATCACCAATCATGGTGGAGCCCATACTATAGTCTAAACCTTTATCAAGACCGTAGAGTGGGTAGTACTTCCTTCTTTGCTTAGGTATTTTTATAGTCTTAGCCATTATACCTTTATCTCCGTTATTGTTATGCTACAAGGTACAACACCCCCGAATACTCTATTAGCTCCCTCACCATTAACTGTTACTGTACCCGCACCCATCATTCCTATTCTCACTCTAAATGTAGTTTCAACTACTGTTCCCGCATCCATATAATAATCTAAAACTATTTGTGTTCCATAAGTTATCCAATAACTGAATGTCGCGGCTAAAGCACCGGCTGTAGCATCTTGAAAAAGTGCAAGACCTACTTGTTGTCCACTAGCACAATGGACAACAACTCTAATAAGCAATTTATTGGTTGCACTCGTTGGTGTGATAGCACGAGTCATAACCTCTTCGCCTTCAGTTATTTGAGGAATAGTATCGTCGTCAGGTATCTGAGTGGTATGAACAGACTTTGTCACATACAAAGTGTTAACAACTTGCACCATCCCATGACCATCCACATATTTCTTATTCGCAATCCCTTCATCTTCCGTAGGCGCCGTGTCATCAGGGGTCTCGGTCGCTATTGAGTGTCCATCCTGTGTTAGCTGCACACTCTCGTCAGTCTCACTCTTAAACAACAACTCCGGTAATCCGCCTATTGTTTGTGCGCCAAGTATAGGCAACCCTGCCGTTCCACTCCCTATATCAGCCGCCTCAATGAAGGTAATCCACTTGTGCATCCCCCAAGTCGCGCCACTCCCTGCACTATCCATCTTGTGGTCAACCGCAATCACCTCTCTAACTTGAGTCTTAAACTCCCTTATTCTATCATCGCCCTCTCTTATATAATCTGTCCCTGCTGGTGTCGCTTCATTATGAGCTACTGTTGGTACAGCCATTATCATTACCTCCCTTTTTATTCCAAGGTATCCAACCCCAATCTCTTACCGCCCTATGCATTATTCTATACTTCCACTCACTCACTCCAAGGTATACCATTATCTTTAAGAATACTTTATCAGCACCCTTCCTCGTCATCTTCTTCGTGTAATAGAGATAATCGTGAGGAATTGCAGCATATAAATACTCGCCCCAAGGTCCTCCAGTTATGCTCCAAACAAACTTGGGAATACTAGCTCCATCCGTGATGAAACCTACAGGGACGGTAATTATCTCCCCCGTCTCCATCCTAAACTTGTAGGGTGTCTTTAACACTGCTCTCTTACCGTCGAGGAGGTGTTCGAGGTCAGGGATTTCGAGGAGTTTCATCCCTACCTCTTCTACCTTCTCCCCCCTTAAATTAGCTCTCTCCATCATCTCTTTAATGGCATCCTTCCTCTTTTGGTAATAAGGGTCGAATGCGCGTTTGGAGCTAAAACCGAGTTTAATCTTCATACTTCATTAACTCCTCTGTAATTCCATCACAAAAGTCCACGATGAATGGTACAATGTATCTCTCGACTTGATATGACTTCTTGTTGCCAAGTTCAGCATCTAACACTCTATCAATAGCCTTTCCTACATCTCTACCTAATAGGGAGCCATTCTGTCTCTTAATAGACTTAATTATCTCCTTCGTCTTAATGTTGGAGACTATGAAGTCTCCTAAACTACTCCTTACCTTCTTCCTTCTTTTCTTCATCACCATCACCGTTACGCTTCCTTTTAGACTGCCTAACTATTATATCATCCACTCTAATACCTATCACATTAGCCAAACTCTTCAAAGCATTAGCGAGGTGAGTTATCTCCTGTAAGTCCTTATCTATTTGCCTCTCATTGTTATTGTTTTCCATTGCTATCTCTTACCATTCCTCTTAGTCAACACAAGGTTTATTATAACAAATATGATGTTTGCTGTTACACCTGCAAGGATAAGTCCTAAACACCAGAATTGCCAGCTTATAATTTGCTTGAGCCACACAATAGAGGAAGCTAACTCTCCCATCTCTCTATTCATAACCTGAAGGTGGTGAGCATTCTGTGTTACTATTTCCCAAAGTACATTAGGGTCAAACATTTAGTACCTCCCATTCATCTTGTTTCTTCGCTTCCTCCGTCTCATCAAACTCTCGTAGTCTTTCTTCTACGTCTTTGAAGGTGTCCATGGTTGCCTCCTAACCGCTTATTAGTATTACTTGAGGAGCACCTGTTGGAACAGCAGCTACATATTCATCTGCCCCCATATCCCAAGTGTCACCTTCTGCGTCCCTGTCCCTACCATCTATGTCTATTTCTACGCCACTCGGTGTTGTAACCAAATCTAAACCATCATCTATTTGGACTGCTCCAGCGGCAAGATGCATATCTGTACCAGCATTAACAAAGTCGGTGTCGGAGCCTGTTGTAATTGAATTAGCTCCTGCGGCGGTAGCATCTTCAGAACAGTTATAATCTTCAGTGGTTTCTCCATGAGTTATAGAAAAATCCGTTCCATTCCCAACAGCAACACAATTTTTTACAACTGTAAGCCAACCCTCTCTTTTAAAACCAATCGCCCCTCCATAAGTCGTACAATTGTAAACCTCTATTTGAGCAAGCCAACTTATACAAGCTACATCAAATGCACCTATAACAATATTGTTTAGACAAAAATTAAGTGGGGAGGATGCTTGAGCACCAAAACGCATTCCATAGTCTGCCCCATTATCTGTCGTTTCCATAATTATGTTATTTCTTATTATTAAACTATCAGCACCACAGCCTAAGTTGTTGCCACCCTCTGAACTAGAAAGATTAATAGCAATCCACTCCCAAACTGTAAAATTATTTTGAAGAACAAAGTAATCATTACCATCTCGTATCCAAACAAATCCATCTCCTGCTGTTCCATCAGGTAGCGTTCCATCATGTCTTTCTCCAACAGCGGCTCGTATAATCACATAATTGGTTGCACTTGTCGTAGCTATGTTTATCCCAAAACTACCTTCATCTAATGCCCCATCGTCATCATAACACTCGGCTACTACAATAGCACTATCAGGTGTTCCGTTTACCGTTATGGTATTTGTGCCATCGCTTATAATATCATCGTCGGCAAGATTGGTAATATCTCCTGCGTCGTCTCCCATTACTAGATATGTTCCTGTAGCTCCTGCGTCTGTCATATGGATAAGTTTTCCATCATCAGCCCCAGCGTTCCATGTTACATTTGCGTTATCAGCTATTACACCTGACTGTGCATCCCAGTTACCAGTAGCAACTGTGCCGTCTGTTAAATTCCCCATATTATCCATAGCGGCTTCCCATGCTGAAAGACTATTATAATCCTCCACCGCTCCGCCATTTATATTAGATACAAATTCTGTTGCGGCGAAACTAGGGGCTAAGAACAGATTTATCAATAACAGTATTAAAAAGGGTAGCTTTATCAATTTCTTCCTCTTGTTTTGCGACTAGGTTACCTACGTCTATCTTTCGCTTTCTTTCCCTTACACACGCATATTTCCCATCTGGTTCAAGTAAACTTTCTTGCTCTTCCAGCGTTAAATCTACCACAACTATTTTGTATGTTTGTAGTTCCGTTCTTGTGGGCTTATGTTGTGGTGTAGCTGATAAGATAGTAACAATATCTCCACGTTCATTCTGCCCTACCTCTTTTGCCGTTTCAGAACTATTCTTATCAATAAAGACATAGCACTTCTCACCATAACAACTCGTAACCATCACCAAAACCAGTAATACACTACTAAGCAATCGGTTCATAAATCCTCAACTTTGATTTATCGTATAAACTATCCACACACTCAACTCATCTGTATCGGTTTCTGGGAGGTCAACCTTGATAATACTCCCTACATCACAATCCCCTGCACTTCCGCCAGAGCCATCGCCTATTGTTGCATCATCTTCTGCTTCAAGCGTGTTTGCTGTAGCCACCGTCTCTAAATCGTGGGCATGCGTTCCTGGGGCTGTCCATTCTTCAAACACCACAGAGAAGGTTGTTGACTCAGCAGTCTTAATCCCACAATCAGTAATAGTAATACCATTAGGATACATCTCCGCTTCTATGGGGAGTATGGTAACAGCGTCTATCACAGCTTGAACGACATCGGGGTCGATTATTGTAGCTGCTGATAAATGAGGGTCTTCCAATTCCACATACTCGTCATCATGGATACCTGAGTCAACTGTAATGTTAGCGTAAGTACCGCCTAACTCACCGCTAGGGGTCTCACCAGAGCTATAGACCGCATTACCACCTTCGGTAATAGTATCTGCATTTAAAGTTCCATTTACAACATTACCTCCTCTATAAAGATTTGTTACACCATCTACCAACACCCCATCACCCGACACATTATTCCCTGCAACATAAGCATCCGTCCCGCCAGCAAAGGCACCCCATACGGCGTCGTCGCCAACTACATGAGCGTGGACGGTATTTCCCGTAACATAACTCGTTGTGTCGTTAGTATAAAGAGCAGTGGCTGTGCCTGTGGATGATGAGACTATACTGACCGTATTATTTTCCTCATAAGTAGTCCCTGCAGCCCCATATATCGCATAAACTGCACCTGCAAGTGTCCAGTTACCAGTAATGTTAACGGTACAGTTCCTAAAATAAGCAATAGTTCCATCCGAATGAAGTCCTCGCCCACCCTTCGCCGCACCAGGATTATGTACCATTGTAAGCCGAACGTTATCGAATATATGTGTATGCGCCCCCCTAATATCAAAGGCATAACAAGCATGGTCGTTACTCTGCTCTATATTTACGTCGGTATTCTCCATCCTGAAATTGCCGTCATCTACCTCAACCGCCATTAAAGCGATAGCACCTCCCGCGGTGTCGGCTGTGATGTTACAATTTTTAACGTAGTTATAAACAGTGGCATCTTCGTTATTAGAGTAAATTGCCAAATCATCTGCATTATCAGCAGCCGATAGATTTACACTAAATCCATCTAATACACAACCTGCCTTCGTGCCAAAACTTACTACCGTCCCTGTCGCTTGGGTAATTGAAGTATTCTTAATGGAGCCGAAAGCTTTTAGAGTAAGAAGGTTTTGAGAGAAGACAACCGCTTCATCATAAACACCTTCCACAACCAATATAGTATCCCCTGCTGCTGCAGAACCCATAGCTAAACCGATAGTGGTATAGATAGAATTAGCACTTACAATTAAAGTATTACCTCCAATCACATTTATATCACCTGTAATTGTGTTTGCTGTATCCGTGAAGTCTACATCCCCTGTGGAGACGAAGTCGGGGTTTGTCACTCCCGCTCCATCAATAGATACATCATCACCACCTGCTACTATGTCATCTAAGGTGTCGAGTGATTTTTGAACGGTGGTATCTCCCACTCCTAAATGACCATCGAAACTGCCGGTATTAGTACGAACTCTCTTAGCCTTAGTGTCCGCCCCCCATGCCACGCTACAAACTAACATGAGAGATAGTAGTAAACTTAAGCCTTTACGTAATGTACCCATAAATCCTCATCTGCATCTGGAGCTGATGCTAGTGTGAATGTTGTTGAAGATGTCTCCGTAAAATCCTTCCCAATCCCCTCTTGAAGGGCGGCTTGGTCTCTGAACACCTCAAGTGTACCTGCTTCATATGTGTCAGGTGTGGTGAATACTGTGGTCGCCCCATCGGTTGCGGGTGTAGATGTTTGGTACTTCTTCGCATTAGCTACCGTTATACCTGGAGCGTGTTCTATCCTAATAGGCATTTAAGTCTCCTTCCCACACTTACTACACCTCTCTCTTGGTACGTCCTTCCAAACCACTCTCTCCACCTCGGTAGGGACGTATTGGATGCGGGGTACCTTAATTATCTCCTCCACAAGTTTCGGTACCTTAACCTCAAACACCTTCTCCACAATTTTAGTCTTCTCAATCACATGTTGTACCTCAACCGGTACTTCCACCCTTTTGATGGTTACGTCCTTAACTTCCACTTTCTTATAGTCAGGTACCTCAACCTCTATTTTCTTCTCTACAAATTTAGGTACCTGAACTTCTCTAACGACTTCATTAACCCTTACATCAGTAACCTCCACCGCTCTATCTATAAACTTAGGTACCTCCACAATCTTCTCCACAAACTTCGGTACCTCAACCCTTATCTCCTTCTTAATAACTGTGACATCATGTACCACTAAAGAGGAAATCTTACCCTCTTTAAGTACCTCCATAGTTTCACTCCCTCCACCACCACTCGCACCCTGTCCCATTATGCACCTCCACTTTTTGTGGTTAGTCTCTCTAATATGGTATATACACTCATCGCTGTCCCAGCAACATTCGTGTATGTTAATCTCATCTTATGCCCTGCGTCGAGAAGTTCGAGAGAGGGGAAGTCAAAGATTAGGGTTACATTCTTACCTGCGTTGAAAATCGTCTCGGCAAGTCTTGCTAGTACATTTCCATCCGCGTCTAAATGTTCCAACTTAAAGTAATCACCAGCACCATACATGTCGGGCGTAACCGATATTCCGTTAGCTGCACACGCCTTAGCTGCGAGAGTCATATCTAATACATAATCTCCAGCGCCAGCATTTACTGTTAACTTATATCCTTTATAGTATGCCCCACCTATCATCGACCGTTTCGTGAGAGCCATCGCGCTTCTCCTTTACTTTTGTTTAGTAAGTTCAATTATTGAAATTACACACTCCTACCCGTAAAGGGTGAAGTCCACCACTGTCCCATCAATGCTGTCGGTTGTGATTGGAAACCTCTAGCAATAGGAACCCAATCCTCAGCACTATGGTCACTTGTTAAACTAGCCTCATATAAGGGAGGGACTACTTGCTGCCCCCAATAGGTTGCATCCTCCAACTCCCTTAGTGTGTAAAATCCAAATACCGTCGCCATCCCACACATAAGGGCGTCCTTCCTAAGAAGGGTTGACTCCGCGTCATCATCAGCGAAATCGATAGGGAATACACTACACCTAATCACTAAAGGGTAATCGTCGTCAGGTATATTAAACACTTCAAAGGTAGAACCATAGTCAACATACCAATTAGGCAAACCTTCCGTATAGGTAGCTGGACGAGGTACCACCTTATCAAAGCTTCTAGCAGGAACATATATAAGCTTGCGAGACCTAGCCCCATCCTGGACGGTAACACTATACAAATCCTTCATCCGAGTAGGCCAAGTCACCACTACACTACTCTCCGTACATGCTTTAGAGGTGTCGTTGGAGTGCATCTCCTCATATGTATGGAGGTCGGCTAAGTAACCCTGCCCCCAATTTAACCATCTATTAATACGAGCGTTACTAACCCCGTCAACCGTCCTTTTAATGTTCTCCCTTACTTCATCTCTCATGTCCTCTCTATCCATTGCCATTACTTCATCTCCTCTACACCAGACCTAGGTTTAAAGTAAGTCTGACTCCACCTAGGGTCTCCCCTATCTCTGTGGACTGCGTCCATATCTTTAGCCCAATAAGGAAGGGGATAGCGGTTGAGGTTCTCGAAGTGAGTGGCTCCCTTCACCGTATCCTCTATCTGTCCCCCAACCAATTTATCAGCAACCTCAGCCATCTTATTAAATGCTCGCTGCTCATAATCATTAAATTCAGCCTTATTCGCCTTCTCCCACTGTTTCGACTTAGTCTTAATCGCACTCGACATCCCCATTATCACACTCTTTAATGTCTTTCCATACTTACCACTCTTCAACCTATTAAGCGCTACATTCCCCATGTTTGCCCAAGCCTCAGGTCCCCCTGGAGCGTTCTCGGCAAACATCATCTTTGCCAACAAGTTAGAGTCCGCACCGAGTGGGTCCATAGCCTCCGCTATAAAGGGTTGTTGCTCCTTCTTACCTTGCTGTCCATTCATTAAGTAATCTCCTCAATCTTAATCTTGTTTATAGTATTCTTATCCATTAGGTTCCTAACCGCGGATAAGAAGGAAGTTAGAGCTTTAGTAGCACCGAATGTTAGGTGTAGAGTATGAACTTGTGTCTTAATAAGTTCCTCATTACTTTCACTATTAACATGCACTTCTAACTCTATCTCCTTACCCTCCAAATCTTTAATTGTTACTTTCCTATACATAACCCCTCCCTATCTTTATGCTCCAGGATGTCCTAATGTTGACGCATCATATATCAACTCCCAACTAGTCGCCCCGTCATCGTTGATGTAGACATCATAATCAACCGCATTGCCTGGGTAGACAACAAGGAAAAACGTTCCTATTGGTGCTGTTATTCCTGCTTCAGGAGTAGCATCCTCCGCTTCCCCCACTATGATATTGGATAAAGGGTCCTTATTCCCTTGAAATAAAGTGTCAATTAACACTTGTCTCGCACTCATCTCTTCCTCCTTCTTCTTTATCGTTAAAGTGGGGAGGGAGACGAAATGTCCCCCTCTCCAATCCCTTTCTTTATGGTTACGGACAAATCTGAAGCATTACCAAGTGGTCCGCATCACCAAGAGCGGCACCAGCCGTACCTAAGGTATAGGTATCGGGTAGTAAGAAACCAACCCTCTGGTTTCCGTTGGAAGCACCCATCTGAAGAGCACCAGATGAAATAGCGGTTACCTCTCGTGTTCCACCAGCCGCGGCACCGTAGAAATCAACCTGTGAACTGATTATAGGTCCCCACGTTTGCAACCAATAATACCTACTAGCAGGAACAACTTGTCCCCCTGCAGCCTGTCCCAGGAAGCAACAATGCTCACCAAAACCAGCACCATCACCAGCTAATGTACCTCTCGTATTCCATATACTACGATACACATGCAGTGTAGTGGTAGCGTCCGTTATGGTGTGACCTACTATAGGTGTCTCAAGAGTAAGCACAAGTTCTGCAGCATTATCTGCCGCAGGATGTGACTTAATCTTATGGGTGTATAGTCTTGTAGACCTATAACACAGGTATCCACCAGCGAAGTAGTCAGCTGCAACACTAGTCGCTGTGTCGACTGAACCCATAGTAACTTCGTAGTTACCAGCATCATGCACAGTCGTTGCACCAGCAACACCATCTTCCTTAGGGTATATAACTGAAGCAGCTAAATTAACAAGTTGCTCCGTCTGGTTATACGCATACCTATACACCCTCTCATCTCTAACCAACCTCTCACCTAACTTATGTTTCTGAGTGGTACTTAGTTCGAGAAGGTCCTGTGCTACAACCGTTATACCTCTATCACTACCTAACATCTTAGCCATTTTCGTTTCTCCTTTTTTACCACACCCATTTAACGAGTGAGGGCAAAGTAGGTAACTTAACTACCTACTTTGTTTTACCGTTCCATCTCGGTTAAGTCGAGGCGCCGAACTATTCGGCTATATCAAAAATAACACCAAGACGTCTTCGGTTACTTGTCACCAAGTTTCCAACGGTCATGGTGTGTGCAATCACATCTCGCGGCTGATTAATTATGGGCAACCACTCCCCAAGAGTAAAGTTCTCGATTGGGTCAGCAACCCATTCCATCACACTCGTGTTCAAGAAGTACATTGAACCGTCTGGACAGCTGGGTGACCAAGTTATCGGTCTGCCTTTATAAGCTATATCTCCGAAACCTAAGTCTGCTAACTTCCTATCCCCAATGTTAATTCTGGAGATTTCAAGCGCTTCACTCTCATACATTTCATGTACATCCTGAGCACAGACCACTATGTCAGGGAACCTCCTAACACCTTCACCATACTTTCCGCAATCGTTGAACATGGTGTTCATCCTCTTGCGCAGGTATATGGATGCTGCTTCACCTGACATATCTTTATAGTTATTCCTCCACCAAGAATACGTCGCTGCATTCAGGTCACCAATTGTTCCAGTTGCTGGTGCTTCCTTAATGATATTCGCTAACCCATCAATAGCTAAGTTAGCATCACCAGTACCATCACTAAACAAGCTTGTCTCCAACTGGTCAATTAAGCTGGACTGCAAGTTATCAATATCGGCATTAACCTTATTGATAATCTGCGCCTTCCCTCTATTCATCTGCATCTCAGTAAAGTACCTAACGATGTGACCTGTTAGATATTTCCACTTCCAATGCACGACCGTTAGAGGGTCTGTTGCAGCTATCTCAACAGTTCCACCTTTCCCTATGAAAGTTACGGTCTCATTCTTCGCATATTGTAAAGGTATTTCTATACTCCTACCACCCGTCTGGGTCTTCCTCTTGCCCTTCTTACTTAGAAGATACCAGAAAGGAGTAGCCAAAAACACCTGGTCAATAATCTCTTTCCTGCGAAGGTACCAAGTGGTGGTATACATCGTATTTAGAGTCTCTGTCATTGTAGGTGCTGCCACTTTTTACTCCTCGGTTTTCTGATTTCCGAATGACTTTTGGTACGCCAGTTCAGCAGCTTCCTCTGGTGTTAACTGCTTCCCCTGTGTCGCGCCTCCAGCCACTCCTTCGCCTTTCTCGGTGATGTCCTTCCTCTCCTCCTCAGCTTTCTTCTCGTCTGCATCTGCCTTCTCTTTATCGATATGTGACTTCTCCATCTTGAATTGTTGGTAACACTTCTCTGCCGACCAGTTAGGATTAGCTTTGGCTACCTTCTTAATGGCGTCAAAGTTCTCACTAAAACCTAATCCGTTACCGTCGGGGTGACGCATACCAGTCAAGGATATGTCTACTTGGGCGAGCGCTAACCCCACACGTTCGTCCGACTTTTCCAGTCGGCTTGACAATTCCTTTACTGCCACGTCTAGGCTACCTTTACTCTGCTTACCAATATGTGCCGCTAATTCAGCGTTGGTAGCATTGTCAATGTCGAAGTTCTCATCACCTTTAGCATTTGCAGAACCTTCACTACCTTTACCTCCACCTCCAGCACCTGCCTTCCCTTTGCCTTCTTTGAAGTTAAGGTAGTCATCGCTAAGAAGTTCCTTATCTGCATCATCGAGCTTGCGTTCAAGGTCACCCTTCGCTTCCTTTAATGATTTAGTTTCAGCTTGCGCCGCTCCCAATTCTTTCTGAGCGTCTGCTAGCTGTTGCTGGACTTCGCCCCCGCCTTTGTTACCTTCGCCTCCGTTACCATTACCATCTTCGCCTGGCATTACTTACCTCCCTCTGTTTCTTGCTCTTAACCCTTTTCCCCCACGACCGCGGGGTCTACTTGTACCTTTACCTCTACCACTACCATCTCTTCTTCCACCTCCTGGTCCCATACCTCTACCAACCCCACCTGGAGGTCCTGTTCCATCTCCACCTGCCATTACTTACCTCCTTGTTTTAACAAGTCGAGTTTCCACAACTTGTACTGTTTACGCATTGCTCTTATAGCAATACCCATTTCAAAACCTGCTATTTTCCCTGTAAACTTAGCTTCATAAGGTCTATTCCTATAAATGTAGAGTGTAATCTCCCCTATAGGTCCTTCACTCTTATCTACCTCAATCTTTCTATCTAGTAACTCACTACTTGCTGGAGCCTTCTCCTCAACTTCGGTAGAAGGGAGAAGAGGTCTATTACTCTCCAACACCTTCTTAGGGATGGTTGGAGGAGGTAGTATTAACCCTTCCTCTTTTACTGGATTACCCCTAACCACTTCCTTAGCCTTCGCGCTACCCATTTGCATCACCTCTTTCTACATTAACCTGCACGCTTTAACTCCATGTTTATCACATTCACGCTTTAACTGTCTCTTACTCTCAATCAGAAGAGGAGTCTCACAGATGTCGGTGTAAATCATAGGTTTAAATGTAAACATTCCAGGACCCTTATTTCCATCACACTTACACAATGGTGTCCACCTACCACACTTCTCACACTTATTCTCACCATTAGTAGGGTTAGCCATTATATGAACCTCCCAACCATCTCCGCGTTATTCTGAGCTCTCTCCTGCAACATCGGTTTATTCTCAGCCATCTTGTTTTGGAAGTCCTGGAACTGATTGAACCCCATAGGCTTCTCCCTCGTCTCTTCTGCCTCTGGCAGGATTTGCATAGCGTCCATCCACTCATACTCTCTAAGTAACATCTTCATTAGATAGTCGATGTTGGCACGGGGATTTTTAGCGAGGGCTTGGATTATCTGAAGTATCTCCTGTTTCTTCATCGCCTTCGTTTGAGGAGTCATACTCTCTATATCCACTCTCAAGGTATATTCCCCTCTAATCGCCTTCGCGTTATATGCCACCCAATACCTAGCCCCGTCATATCCCACCACTTGCGCCACCTTTTCGGTATCCCACTTCGTGAATACGATTTGGTTGATTTTGCGAACAAGTTTGGATAGAGCGTCTCCAACTATATCCCTTCTCTCGTCCATCCTCAGTTCTTTACCTGCAAACACACCCTGCATCTCGAATTTAGTCCTTCGTCCAGGAGGTGCTTCCCCCATACTTTGCCTGCTATGTCCCAACAGTTCCCTCACATCTGAACGTATGACGTCAGTCCATTGAACTAAGTCTTGTGGGATGTGGGGTTGGAGTATAGATACTGCTTCCCTAACTTTCCCCTTACACTTAATACCAGGTCCCACATTCTCCGATAGTAACTTATCCATCTCACTATCTTCTATAGCTCCCTCTTCATATAGAAATTTAATGAGAGCAACCCTTCGGTGGTACATCGCTTGGGTTCTAGCTTCATTAACCTCTAGTTGTTGAGGTTCTATAATCTGAACGTCAGAAACACCCCAATAATACTCCGTATCCTCATTGAAAGTGAAATCGACGAAGGGAAGTCCCTCCACCTGCATTGTATCCTCTTCAGGCGGACGTATCCACTTATCATAACCAGGTACAAGTGCTTTAATCTCCCTCCTTTTAAAGTCCCTAATCTCATGTATCTCCACTAGATTAGTGTACTTCGACATCTCTTGATAGAAGGACGCGTTCGTATTTTTAGTTAACATTTCCATATGCGTTCCTTCTAACTCTTTAGTATTCTTATATACCGGACTATTCTTTACATCACCCAATTCCTTTATAATAACATGGTCAACCCAAGGACAATCATCGAGGGTGCGCACACCAAAGGGGACTATGAAATAATCAGGTAGAACTCTAACTCCCCAAGGCATTCCTGGTTTCACGTTAGTGTTATACTCTACCCTCTCCCCTCCCTTCTTACCCAACTGAGTAATGGGAGTATTCATTATCTCGCTAATCTTCTCATTTATCCCCTTCTCCGCCGCTTGTGTACCACCAGCTAATGTGTCATAACCAGTCTTAATAATTCCTCTATTAGTGTAGTAAGCATCCCTCACCGCAGTCTTCATAGCTTGCTTAATACCTAATTCTTGAAGCAACCAATTATCAATACTCTCAATAACTTTAGCATGCATTTGATAGCCAGGTTGATATCTAGGGGTTACGGTGACATAAGGATTTCTAAAGTAAACATTAGGAACGGTAGCCTTCTCCATAGCGTATGTAATATTGTAGGGGAGGATACCACCGGTTGTATTGTTGTACCCAGTAAACTTCCCTCTTCCATAGTCTCTATAGGTAGGCCATCTCTTGGAGTTACCATAGGTCTCTTTATACCTTTGACCTTGTTCTATTAGGTCTCTCCAATCCTCAATTAAGGTTTTAGCTGGCATTATTTACTCCTCTTACTCATTGCTTCCATAGCTTGCGCTGTATACTTTCCCTTACCTGTCCCTCTCCTCGGCACCTTCGCATCCTTACCGTGTAACCTCTTATGTCTCCTCCTCCTTTGTGCCTCCGTACGAGGATGACCATATTTCGGATAGTCGTATGGCATTATAGATACCCCTTCTTCCCATTTAACTTATAATAATGTTTAACGGGAGAGGACCAATCCACCACTAACGACCTACCCATCTTGTTTAAACGATATCCCCAAACTTGGTCCCAACCCCCTAAGTCTCGATAATTGAATACTAATTTAACACTCTTCAATAAAGGGGTACGAGTAAACCAACACCCCGTATGTGCTGATGCCACAGCCTCCAACCCAAACTTTTTACTTCTATCATACATCTTCATCTTAACACCCATCTCACCGCTAACCACATCTCTCTCCTCCATCATGTGCCATACCACTGGATGAGGGTGACCATCACCAATATTGTTCTCTGCTGGGTGACGGTCGTGTTGGTTACCCACTACAGTTCCTATGTTGGGGTAGAGGTCCATCAGCTTAATAAACTTTTCGTATGTCCCCTTCTTCACCTCTACATCATCCTCGATAATCATGGTGTATTTAGCACTGATGAGGAAGTGGTTACAGATGGTGTTGTAGATGTTGAATGCTCTTTCCGCAATTAGGAAGTACTCCTTAGTATTTTCAACCGTGTAATGAGCGTTCTCATCCACCACGTAAACGTACCTTTTAAAGTGTTTACCCATCTCTCTTATAAGCTTCTTCCCAAACCTCTTCGAATTGGAGTTATCATATATAACCGCACACATATCTTTGGTTGGGAGGTGTGATATACCCTTTAAATAGTTGTCGAAACAGTACTCCTTACCGACGAAGGAAGTAATTAAACAGGTTTCAAACTTCTTCTTCCCATTCTTTACATCACCAACTTTAAACACCTTCTTCTTATCCGTCTTAAGTAGGTTCTTCCTAACCCTCTCTATAGATTGAAAGGCTTCTTCAGCAGTAACTTGACCATCGTTACCATACCCATACCCGATGTGTCCCAACCCTAACTTACCACCCATACATCCCCCTATTTGTAAAGTGCATTAACAATTACCTCATTAGCACCTGGAGCACCTGTATCCGCATCCGTCGGACCGGTCGTTGCTCCAATCCCTATACCCAGACTGAAAGGAATACCACCCAAAAACTCTTGATTAGCCGCGCTCGCCGCGGGGATAGCTAAAGTTAACACGGGGGTGTCCGTCCCCACAGTTGCAGCAGTTGCCTTGTTGTAGAACTTAACATATATAACCGCTGCGTTCTGGTTGCTTATGTAGTAACCAAACAGTATTTTCTTCCCCGTTATCAGTAAGTCCCCTGTCTGGTCTACATCGATGTTTCTTGCTATATTGTATTCTCTAATACTAACATTCTTCATATTTCGCTCCTCCCACCTTGTATGTTCAATTATTGAACTTACTAAACTATCCCGCTATCACATCTTCCATTTGCACTTGGAAAGGATAGGGTGCCTTACTCTTATGTCTACAACTCTCCCTAATTTGGTCGAGTGTGAAGGTCATACGCTTGGGCATTGGCTTCCTAACCTCTACCTTAGTATACTCGGTAGTTGTCCTCCCACTCACCTGCCACGCTAATGCATCTATAAGGTCGTCATGTTTCCCATAAGGGAAAGTGGTTAACTCCGACTCTAGTTCTGCCATATTCCTCTTAAACCATATCACACCGTTCTCAAACAACGGCGACAAACGGTTCTTAATACGCCCCTCTTTATTACTTTTACCTTTAACCGTCTCTATTATATAGTACTTATCCCTCTTCTTCATCTCCTCACGGAAAGCAGCCTCAAGGTGTGCGTAACGATTAGTTTCAATCCTAATTTTCACCGCCCCATCCATCTCACATACATCGAAAGTTTCATCAATCATCTTCTTATCACTCAACCTCTTCCTGCGATAACGCCTGACAAACATACCTTTCTTAGTGTGTTTACAGGATAGGATGGCTGAATAATCTTGAGTTTTCTTCCCCGTGGGTGGGTCTGCAGGGTCTAAGGTTACAACTACCTCTCCCTCGTCGGGCATATTTTCATCTCCATCCTCGTAATATCGAAACCAATCAGGATTAAATGCCATGAACTCCTTAGCCAGAGGTTGATTGAGGTATAGCATAGTAAAGAGGTAAGTACCCATAGCAATCCTTATGTTATTCAATCTATTTATACTAAACCTCTTATATCTTCCCTCTGTATGTGCTTCATCCTTATATGCTTTTTGGTTAAACACAGCAAAGTTCTTCTCATTCTCCAACACATAACTGACTAAGTCATAGGATGCCCACCTAGTTGCAGTTATAATCCTCTCATCTTCCTCATTTATCAACAGAGGTACTGTTAACTTATGGAACCCAACCGCCTTCTCTATGTCATCTTTACTTGGCATCAACTCATCCCCACTCAACTCATCCTTCTTCGGCGCGACGGTATCATCTTCCCATATCAAGTTAAAATGGCGTCGAATGATGTTAGCTCCTACACCAGCACTCTCAAATGTACCTTCAGGATGGTCTACCTTCCTCTGTAAACAAGCACATGAGTCCGACCATCTAACCTTAGAAAAATTGGGGATTGTTTCTGGAAAAAACAGTTGAAAGTCAGTATTATTCTCTATAATACCACGAAGAGTACGAACTGTCTTCTGAGCGTTGGGAGTGGTGTTGGAGGAAATCAACTCTCTAATTGTCGTATCTTTAACACTCCTCCACAACAAGTACAATCCTACTATAGTAGTTTTAAGAAAGGTACGAGGAAGTATAATCATCTTGTTGGGTCCAGCATCTTGAAGGAAGTCACAAAGGGGACCGTGAAATGTATCGTCATAGTATTCAGGTTCTGTGAAAGTCTGACAGAAATTCCTGAACCTACTTAATAGGACTGTCCTTACCCTCTGTATTTGAGGGGTTCCCACTGCTTCCATTCTTCTTACCTCCCATCACCCTAGTTAACATATCCAGTAAACCTTGACTCGGCTCCAACAACACATTAGCATTAACCTTATCTTCCTTCGCATAACCCGTTCTATCAAGAATGTCTTTCGCCGCACTCACCCTAACATTCCCACTATTGTCATCCAACGCTCCATGTAGAGTCTTAACCGCCTTCTCCTTCGCCTTATCTAACGCCGCACGAGTGGGGTCACTCGTTAACCTACCAGCTTCAGCATCCACAAATCCCTTCTCCACATCATTAGCCATCTTATCCTTCTCCGCTATGAATAGGGGGCTGTTAACGATAACCGACGCTCTTTGCAAACTATATCCTATGTCCTCACACGCCTGTGTTAGTGTCATACCAGCCACAAGTCGACGCATAAGTGCTCGGTGTCGGAGGTTAATCTTATCGGGATATTGTTCTTTAGTACACTCTGAATGTTCCATCTCTCACTCCCCACAATTAAAAAGCCTACCCAACAACACCTCCAACATAAAGATGTCGTCTGAGTAGGCTTACCTTTTTAGTATTGTCCTACTTACTTACCACATTCCATATACGGCTTCACACACCATTCGAGGTGAGTGGTGTTGGGACTGCCGTTACAGAAATTAACAATAACTTTACCATGGAAGCCTTCCTTTTTCAGGTTAGCTATCATAGCGTTACCTTCAAACTTCTTCCCAAACTCAGGTAACCAATCAATTGACACACCAGTACTCCTTAAACACTTGGGTTACAACCATTCAATTTTAAAAGTTATAAGTTTAATCATTCAAGTTATAATCTTAAATTGGTGAATGGTCGTATTTCTCTAATATGAGTATATCATAATTTTAGTCGTTTGTCAAGGGTGTTTTGAAAATAAATTTTTTATAATTTCAAAGGTTGAAGTTATTGGAAAAGAGGGGTGTTTAAGGCGATTTAAGGGGTGTGTAAGGTCGCCATAGGGAAATGGTCGATTGCGAGCCTAAACGAGCAAGGCGGTCAAGTGTGCAATCGTGTGGTATCTTCAAAGGCGAAGCCTTACCTATATATAGAGTGTCAGTTTCACTATCCCCAAAAAGTTATAATTTCAAGGATTGAACTTTCATTTTTTGGTTGGCGTTATAATATAGCACCTTATAGTATTACAGGGGTAGGGTGGGGGGTGGCACGACACTTCCTCATTAGTATTATAATAGTATCCATATACTGTATCGATGGTAAGTATGGTACTTATGGTAAGTGTGGTAAGTGTGATAGATGCGATGGAAGTATTGAAGTAGTGAATTGATAGTGTGATAGGGGTATAAATACATTGGGCGAAGTAAGTGTTACACTTCGCCCAAGTATCTAATTACGACAAACTAGACGCTCTCAACTTCCGAGAGGTCTTTCGCAACACCGCCTGAAGTAAGTACCTTAATACCATACTTTACCTTGAGAGCGTCGCGTATCTGTCGCTGTACTCGTAAGGTCATACCAACATTTGCGTCAGCAGATAGTTCATCAGTACCGTCGTATAACTTTACTTCACGTTTACCGATGTACTCCTTGCCGTCGTGCGTCAATTTAGCAACGATTACCTTTTTCGCCATGATTATTTTCACCTCCCCTCTCATTCTGTTATACTACATTATCACTATTACAATATAAGTATACATGATAAAATAGTGTTTGTCAAGTATTATTTTAAAATAAATATACTCTCTTGAGAGTATTAAAAGTCATAAGTTCAATTATGGACACTCCATAACGATTGAAATTACGATAACCCTTTACAATTACACAAGTTAAGCGATATGATTATGGAAATTATGGATTATGGAGGGTACTGACACTCGCTGAAGGGTTCCTCTTTCTTTATTCTTTTATATATGTTATATAATATATATAGTATATATATTATACTATATACACTACAACACACCCCAAAAAATGGTCGAAAAAACTCCATAATTCCATAATTTACATAACCCCTACCATATCAACAGATTATAACATATCACAAATTATGGACTTCCATAATCCCATAACTTACGACGTGAAAGTACCAAGCGGTTCAATTCCATAACTATCTACCGTCCGTTTACCCCTCGTTACTAACCTATGATGATTTGGACATAGATGATATAGTTTATATCCTTCTCTATGTACATCAACTATTTCAGTAAAACCGCATACTTGACAACTACCCTTTACTATCTTATTCTTGACGTGTCGCGTTGTTCTAAAGTGTTCCCTCAGGTATTTATTACGACTTTCGATAGTACATTTATCACTACAAAATTTCCGACGGTTGTCCTTTGTAGTAAACATACTATCACATATCTTACATTGTTTTTCTATTAAATTAATCTCTTTCATGTTGTCCTCCTTTCTATAAACAAGTATATCACATTGAAAGTACTTTGTCAAGCTAAATATTAACATTTTATCAAAAATAAACATTGAAATTATATCGCCAGCGTCGGAGACTTCGTCTCAATTCAACCTTGACAATTCAATCGCGATATGATATACTCATTCTGTAAACTGATATACCTAAACAGGCAACCTATAATTTCAAAGGTCGAACAAATGCCAACAGGCAAGGTTATAATTTCAAGGTTTGAATTTATGAATACCATCTTGATACCCTTCAAGGTGGTATTTTTATTGCATCGAACGATAACTTTAAAGATGGGAGGTGATACTGATGAAGGATAGTTCAACGGTAACGAAGAAAGAGCAAAAGAGAGTAGTCTTAACATGCGCTCGTTGTGGGGAGAAGATGGTGAGTACACCACAGATATATACCGAGGATTGTCGTGAGTGCCCAAGATGCCATATTGGGGTTGTGGTGAATTAGTAAGTTCAATTATTGAAATTACGACGGAGGTAACTATGACAATACTAACAGATAGAAAAGAGGTTTTGAATAGTATATCAATTACGGCGGCGGAGCATATTATGACAAGATGTGTTGAAGAGGCACCAAGTGTTGAAGATGCGGTGAAGTTGGCGCATGATGTGATTAGGCACTTGGTTAGTAAGTTAAATGTGGAGGTGAAGTGATGGAACAGAATACGTATAAGATGAGCATTTCAGTTGCGTGTAAGAAGTTCTTCGGACAGAAGGAAGGTCAGACTTTGATGCAGTTTGCGGAAGAGGTTAGGAAGCTAACTCCACAGGATAAGGTGGAGATGGCAGGGATGTTATCTACGGAATTAGGTGTTGAGGTGGCGTCGTGACTGCTCAAGATGTGATGTTGATGTTGAAGGGGAAGTGTGAGATAACCTTTGAGAATGCTAAGCATATTGCTTGTCAAGCGAATGAGGAAGGGTTTGATAGGGTTGATGAAGAGGTAGGGAATAGTATAGCCTCCATCATCAATAAGGTAGGGATTGAGAAGGCACTCGCTCCTCAAAGCGATGAGGACGAAGGTGAGGTAGATAATGGCTGAGTATAAGGTTCTACTTAAGGGAACGAGGAAGGTGTTGGAGATAGATGCGTGTAGTATGAATGATTTGGTAGATAAACTACACTCAAAGAGGGTAAAGAGAGTGAAAGAAGTATGGGTTAAATGTGGGAGGATTGAGATATGAAAGCTATGTGCATGACTTGTGGGAAGGTGTTTGAGGGAGCTACTCGTGCCCTGACGAATGCTCAGTTTACCCTTCATAATTTAGAGAAGCATAAGAGGAAGTTGAATGAGGGGCAGGTGTTGAAGTTGAGGTTCTTTAAGGGTGAGCCGCCCAAGGTGGAGAGGGCGAAGAAGGTTAGGAGTGGAGAAGTATCGGAATATGCGAAGAGAAGGGCGAGTGTTGTACCAAAGATGGCGGTGTGGATATAATTAAGGTTGGGGAGGTGTGGATATGAAGGGATATATGGTGTTGAGTTTAAAGAGGATAATAAAGTTAGAAAGTGAGCTCTTAGAGAAGAGGGAGGACAGTTTCAATGGATTAAGTACTACTGTGATAATACATATAAAAGCTGAGGAGTCGAAGTTTAACGATGGGGGAGGTAGGTCTCAGTTTAGTATTGAGAAGGTGTTATGAAGCATACGCCAGGACCGTGGAAAGTTGTACAAAGAGAGGGTGAGGTCGAAGTCAGAGGGTCTGATGGTAATTACATATGTTTTTGTTACTTATTCCCTCAGCCAACCGAAGCCAACGCCCAACTCATAGCTAGTGCTCCTGAGTTGTTGGAGGCGTGTAGGGAACTAATTGAAGCAAAAAGAATAGCAGATACAACCCCAGAATTACTACTTTCTTCTCATCACAACAAAACAGATGAATGTGTAGAAATTATGGAAAGATACGAGAAGTCCTTTGAACAAGTAGAACAAGCCATAGCCAAAGCGGAGGGTATATAATGAAGGAGAGGAAAGCGAAGATGGATGAGTGGTTTGCATGTATATTCTTCGTACTGATTTTAATAATATTGTTGATGTTACCTTGTTAAAAGGGGAGGTGAAGAGAATGGAAAGTGATAGAAGGATGAGGTCAAATAAGGCAGTGACATCTGCGAATAGTGAGTTTGGATTTTCATACGCAAGCGAGCAGAAAAAGATAGCTCTTAAGAGATTAAGGAAAAGTGATGAATTCATATTGATATCTTTGAATAAAGGTGGGAAGAATGATGAGAAACATATGCAAGGGGGTGTCATCAATTACTTCACACAACACTCTATCATTCTTGATGTCTCTCTCAAGATACGCTGATTTTTTATTAGAGATTGATAAGTGATGGGGCAGGAAAGAGTGGGAGATAAGAACTCATTATTCTGCAGTAAAATGTGGGTGCCGATGTATAAGTGGCAACTGGTGGAGTGGTTGGGAGAGAAGTATCCTGAGGATAAGAAGAAGTTTAAGAAGATGGGGAAGGAACAATTACTTGCAATATATTATAGAGTTAGAGGGATTGGATAATGAGTGAAGAGTTTGAGATGGAGAGTGAAGTTAGAGACCTAAATGATAAGCGTCCCGTGGCAGCTCCTTCCCAAGATGTACATAGGGTAGGAGAAGTTGCTGATGAAACCTCGCACACTCAACCAAAGTTAGAGAGTGTGGCTGATGGAGGTAAGCCTGAGAATGGAGCTCAGGACGGGCCGCCGCTTTCTCCTCCTCCTTCATGTAAGAGGGAGAGGTGTTGTCACACTTGTTCACACTCAGAAAGTAGTGTGTGTGATATTGCGGGAGAGGTTTGTTGTAGTGATTATGCACTTACCTGTGATAGTTATAAGGAAGAGGTTACTGTAAGCTGGGCACCCGAGATTGATTGGTTACTTGGTTTAATTGATGATAAGGGATTGTTGAGGTTGAGGGATGCGGTTAAGTTTAGGCAGGATGATAGAGAGTTTTACTTAAATCCTGCTTGTAAAGTGTCGTGTGCGACTATGGAATATATTATGAAGAGGATTGATGTTAAGTTAAAGTGGAGGAGGGTGAGATGAGTACTTGGATACATGATGGTGTAGTTTGGCAATTCAGTTTAAGGAAGTGGGGTAAAGCGGCGTTACTTAACCTTTGGTTGGGGCTGATAAAATGAAGAAAAAAGGTTTCAATCGCGTATTCATATGTCCCAACTGTAAAGGTGTCTATGAGATGGTACCTATCATGGAGATTAGTGATGTGTGTAAGAGGTGTAAGCATAGAAAGCCACAGACTGCGTATTGTAAGAGGGGTTTCAATCAATATGTTAAGAGAGCGGTTTGTAGTTGGAGAGAATATCATACGGCGAGGTATAAGAGGAAGGTAGAGAGGACAAAGAAGTGGCGGAAGAAGGGGGTATAAATGTATACGGTATTTAACTTCCAGACTAAGAAGAAGTTGAAGGAAGCGGTTAAGAGTGGAGAGAAGATTAGTGTTTATCAACCTGGTGGTATGTTTCCTTGTCAACAAGAGGGGAGGGGTTGTGTAGAGGGTCCTCACTACCCAGAGGCTCATAGGTGGTATGCGACTGTGGAGTTGAAGAGTGGAGTTATAGTGAGTGTTAAGTGAGGGGTGAATGATGAGCGACAATGATGATGTGCATGCGGCGGATTGGTGGAAGGATGCTAAGAATGCTAAGAAGGAGGAGGGTGCAACCGATGGCTCTGACGAATGGATGAGGAAGTGCTTTAGAGTGACAGGTATTGAAGGGACTGAGCACCTAATTCTTAAGGAGAAGGGTGGGGTTAAGAAGGAGAGGTTGTTGAAGCAATATAGGAGACTTGTGGTGGAAGGGTTGTGGGGAGCAAGATAAGGAGGTGTAAAGGTAATGGTTAAGGATGCGAAGGATATGAATGAGGAGGAACTGAGGTTGGAACTATTGAGGATAAGGCAGGAGAGGAGTGGAGTGGGTAGGAAGAGGATGAAGCAAGCGAGGACTAAGAGGGTGGAGGGTGTGCAGAAGGAAAGGAGGAGGAGAGATGACTCAGAGAAAGAAGCGAACGCCGAGTGGTGTTAAGAAGGAAGTAGAGAATGTCGTAAGTTCAAAAATTGAAATTACGAACCCTACTCAACAACTATCTTCCCTCCACGCTTATCGCAAGTCTATCAAGGATATGACTAAGGATGTTAAGAAGTACGCCATCTCCCTTTCCCCCGAGAATTTGTTAAGTGTTAAGATGAGCTTAATGGGAGCGGTTAGAGAGGTGGAGGAGATGATAAGGGAGAGGAGGAAGGAATGACTAAAGAGGAAGCGTTAAAAGTAGCAGAGATTTTGGTTGAAGCTGATAGCTGCTGTAAATCATGTGCAGGGGCTCTGTGTAGAGAGTTTGTTAAGTGGAAACCAGAGTTTGAAGAGCAAGTAAGTATAGCATGGAAGAAGTTCTTCGATAGTGAGTGGAAGGAGGATAAGTGATGAAAAGAGTTAGAGATATTGTGAGAGGGTTTGCGGGGATGAGTGCTTGGCAATTGGGGAGGGTTAAACTTGAGCTGGATAAGGATGAGGTGGAGAGGTTGATAATATGTAATGGTGATGTAGAAGGGATAGCGGCGGCGATAGTTAGAGAGTTTCCTGTTAATGTGGTTAAGTGAGAAGGGTGGAGAGATGAAATACTGGGAAAGTTGGTGGGAAGGTATGCAAGAGAAGAGGAGAAGCAAGACAAACCTTACGAGGGGAGCCTTCGGAAACGGTCCTAAACGCGTTTTGGGAGGACCCTCAGGCAAGTGGGTTAAACTGTTGAAGGTGAAGATATGAGGAAAAGTTACCACGTCATATTGAAGAGTGGGGATGTGTTGATAGTGGAAGGGGAGAGTTTGGCTGACCTTGTGGAGAAGTTGAAGCCTGAGGGGATTAAGTTTAAGGATGTAGCGTTAATATGGTTGAGGGTGGAGGTTTATGACTATCACTGGAGGTAAGACATGACTAAGATGTTGCAAGAGAAGTGGGATTTGGAATACGCTTATGCAGGAAGTTTTCAGACCTCTCTAATGAAAACGATAGAGATGGCAGACCAAGAGAATTTGACTAAGTTGGAGAATGAATACCCCGACATAGTGAAAGCATACCGTAAGTATTCAGGGAGGTAGAAATGGGTAGAGAGAATGTTGATTTTAAGAAGAGGATGTACAGTTCCTCCAGTATATCAGATGTGATGGGATGTCCTCGCCTCTTTTATTATAATTGGGTTAGGAACTTGGAGGAGAAGGAGGAAAGTCCACCTCTCGTGTTTGGGAGTGTATTTCACGAGGTGCTTAAGTGTTGGTACAAAACCAATAGTCAAGATGAGGCTATTAAGTTATTTAAGGATATACCTTCTAACATTCAAGATGACTTTCACACTCGAGAGTTTGGGGAGGCGATATTTAAGAAATACGTCATGAAGTATAAAGTAGAGCCATACAAAGTCCTTTACTTGGAGAAGCAGTTTATAGTGGAGATTGGTGAGAGGTTGTATGCAGGGACTGTTGATGAGATTGCGGAGTGGAATGGTTTCACATACATAGTTGACCACAAGACTACCAAATCTCTCGGTCTCTCATTCTTTGAGGGGTTCCGTCCCAACCCGCAGATTGATGGGTATTGTTTTGCGTGTAGAGAGGTGTGTGGTAGTTGTGCTGGAGCAATTATAAATGGGGTTAGTAAAGCCAAAAACCCAAAGGATAGGTTTCAGAGGTACACATCATCAAGGACTGATAGGGAGATGGATAATTGGAGGACAGTCTTTACTGATTGGACAGATATAATTGAGGTTTACTTGAAGACTGAGGTGTGGCCTATGAATACGAGTTATTGTTATAAGTGGTTTAAGAGGTGTAAGTACTGGGCCTTATGCGTTTATGGTGATGACCAGAGATTGGTGGATGCGAAGTTTAAAGTGAGGGAGGTGGAAAGTGACGATAAGAGTGATGACGGTAATAAGTCATAAGGATGGGGATAGGTATGAGTTGGAGATAGCGACGGATAGAAGTATGACTACTGTGAATATAACGAAGGAGGAGTTGGTGTTGTTGAGGAAGAGTATTAATGATAAGATATGAGAGTGAGAAATGGACGAGAAGAGTGAGATAGGATTAAGGGGACTGATGGCTCGTACTACTAAAGAGGAGATAGTAGAGGTTATTGTACTATTAACTACCGTATCTCCTGAGACGCAGGATGTAGCTATAGAGAAAAGTAAAGGTATGTCTGTGGCTGCGATATTATTACTGGTAACTATAATGGTAGAGATGATGGCTAACGCTACAGGGACGAGACGAGAATTAGGGAGGGGTGATGTAAAGTGAAGACAGAGGGAGTGCTGAAGTTTAAGTATGAGAAGGATACGAAGAACTGTCATAGGTTTAAGGAGGTTGCTGAAGGTCAGCCGCCGGTAATAGGGGTGTTGTATGTACAAAAGTGGGCATTTAACAATAAACCCACCGAATTAGAGGTAACAATAAAGGAGGTGAAAGTAGATGGCCAACGCTAAAGATTTGACGTTAGATAAATTGAAGCTAAATATTCTCCCATATGGTAAATCTGGAACCGGAAAAACTACGTTCGCTTGTAGTTTTCCTCACGCCTACGTCTTCGACTTCGACAATGG